ACAGATTATATGATACCTGATACACAAATAGAAAATAATAATATTGCACAATATTATTTATTTGCTGGAAGTGAAGGATTAATAAACGATATGATAATGCAACAATGGCAGACGGATTCGGAGTAGCTATGGCAGAGATGGAATTTGCGGGTCTTAAATTTAAAGGCGGAAAAATCTTTGTGGTCCTTACGGCACTAACTACACTTGGAGGTGGATTATGGGGTGGTTTTGAATTTTATAAAGACTATCTTAATATGAAAGAACAAATACAAAATTATGTAGCACCCGATTTATCTGAGTTTGATAAAAATATTGCTTTGACTAAAGAAGAAATGTCTAGCAAGACAGATATATTACAAACAGAAATTGATATGTTAATGCAAGAAATGGAAATGATGATGTCAGAAATAAGACTGGTATCTGATGTTGCAAATGAACTTAAAAATGATTTACGAACTGATGTTCGTAGAGTTGAATCAATTGTTAATGATGTTGAGCAACAAGTAAAAGAAGATTCTAGAGACAATGCAAAAGATCTTAAAGTTACTATTGATACACTTGAAGATGATATGAAAAAATTAGAAGAAAGAATAAAACAAGCACAAAAGGAGCTAGAGGAAAAGATAGATAAACGAATTAAAAGAGCACTAGAAAATCCTCTTGGTGGATAATGGCTAATAAACAATACAAATGGTTTTTAACAAAAAGAAACAGGGCTATGTCAAAGAATAACCCTGTTGCAAAAGAACTATATACCCCTCAGTATAAATCAAAAGTTGTAGATAGTAAAAAAATATATGATAGAAAAGATAATAAAGATTTTTATAATCATATAAAAGAAGAACAAGAAATTTTAGATATTAGTATGAAAGAATCTTTAAGACAAAAAGAAGAAAGGACGAAATAATGAAAGTATCAGATAATACAGCAATAAGCATGCCTATGCGCAATCTACTTAGTATACTAGGAGCTGTTGCGATTGGTGTGTGGAGCTATTTTGGGATTGTGGAACGCTTAAATAATATTGAGACAAATGGTAAACTAATGATTGCCGACGTCGAGAAAAACACAGAGTTTAGAATTAAATGGCCTAGAGGTGAAATGGGTAGCTTACCAGCAGATGCTCAACAAGATATGCTTATAGAATTTATGGCTACACAAATTGAAGCTATGCAAGAAGAAATGGAGGGTATGATGAGTAATACTGTAAATATAAAAAGAGCACAACAAGATATAGAAAAATTAATTATAGATACAGAAAAGCTTGAGGACAAAGTGAGGGCAAATGGAAGTCATTAGCGTGATACTTATGTTCGTTTTTGGGAACATGAATGACCAAAATACTCAAATGACACAGTATATTCCTATGAAGTCATTATCATCATGTATGAAAGAAGTACGATTACTTAAAAAGAAAAATACAGGATATGATAAGGATGCTTTTTGTGGTCCTGGTATTGTACATATAGAAGATGGTGAAGTCATTGCATTATATAATGAAGTACCAGATGGTGCTAAATTAGTTAAGAAAGATATAGATGCATCAGCATTTGAAAGATGGTCTCTTCGTGCTAAGGCTAAGTGGGATTAATGGAACCAGTAACAGTAGCTTATATTATTTTTGGTACTTTATGGATAATGGGTGCTATAACTTATTTGTAAATTATGGCTAAGACCCCTTCTAACGAATACTTTACACCAATCAAAAAAAGGACTAGTATAGGGTGTTCTTCTAGATCAAGGCCTAAAAATAAGCATAAAAGGCGTTGCTGGAAGAAGTATAACAGACAAGGAAGATAGATGCCAACTTATTCTACTACAAAATCTTTTGATTTAGCCGTCAATGAAATAATACAAGAAGCCTATGAAAGATGTGGCATTATGGTTCGGGATGGATACGACCTTAAAACAGCAAAAAGATCACTTAATATTTTATTAGCAGAATGGGCAAATAGAGGACTTAATTTATGGACTATTCAACAAACTGATAAAACCTTAACTGCAAATGCTCAATCTGTAACAGGAACAAGTTTATATGGATCTGCAGCAGCAGATGCCTCAGCAATTATTGATATTACAGATGTAGTTATAAATGATGGAACTTATGATTATGCTGCTACTTCTATAAGTAGAGCTACTTATTTTAATATGCCTAATAAAGCTACTTCAGGTAGACCTTCTCAATTTTATTTTCAAAGAGAAATTAATCCTACTTTATATTTATATCCGGCTGTTCCTGCTAGTGGAACATATACTTTAAAATATTATGCTATGATTAGAATGTTTGATATTGATGCATATACTGAAAATGCTCAAATACCATTTAGATTTATTCCTTGTTTAACTGCAGGACTTGCTTATTATTTATGTCAGAAAAAAGCACCTGAAAGAATGCAAGCATTAAAATTAATTTATGAAGATGAGTGGCGTAGAGCTGCTGATCAAGATGGTGAAAGAACAAGTCTTTATTTAACCCCTCAAGCATATTTTCCATCGGTAGGTTAAAATGAGCAAATTTGCAACAGGTAAAAATGCTTTAGCTATATCGGACCGAAGTGGATTACAATTTCCTTATAGAGAAATGGTTAAAGAATGGACTGGAGCTTTAGTTCATTACACAGAATTTGAAGCTAAACAACCTCAATTACAACCAATTAGAATAGCTCCCGATCCACAAGCTTTACAAAATGCTAGACCAGCAAGAGTAGAAACTCCTGCTGCTAGATTATTAACTGGGAATCCTTTTTATTCTACTAATGGTTCAGGAACTATTACTGTTATAGAATTTAATCATGGAAGAACAACTGGTGAAACAGTAAGATTTAGAAATTGTCAAGTTGGTTCTGGATTTAGTCAAGCTAAATTAGAATATGCTAGTGGATATACCATTACAGTTCCAGCAGGAGAAACAGACTCTTATACATTTAATGTAACAGGAGAAACATCAGATCAAACAAATGTAAGATTTGGAGGTATGCTTTGCACTTCAGGTCCAGTTACTATAGAAGGATAATATGACAACATATGCAGAATTAGTAGATCAAATTAGAGCTTACACAGAAACAGATTCTAATGTTTTAACTACTATTATTGTAAATGATATAATAGAAAATGCTGAAAATAGAATTTTTAGAGAAGTAGATTTAGATGATTTTAGATCTTATCAAATTGCATCTTTAACTGCTAGTAACCCTTTTGTTTCTTTACCAGGAACAGGAATAGCTGATTTTGCTCTTATTAGATCTGTTCAAGTTTATGGGCAAAGTTTAGGAAATTCTCGCACAAAATTAGAACAAAAAGATGTGTCATTTATGAATGAATATTGGCCTGATAGAACTTCTACAGGGACACCTGTATATTATGCAAATTGGAAAGCAGGAAACATATATCTTGCGCCAACTCCAGATGTCGCATATAATATAGAAATAGCTTTAAACAAGCTACCAACAGGATTATCGTCTACAAACACGACAACCTGGATCAGTATAAATGCTCCTAGGACGTTGTTGTATGCGTGTCTCTGCGAGGCCTTAAAATTTCTCAAAGGCCCCTACGATCTGTTAGATCGCTATGAAGCAAGTTATGCTAATGCATTACAAGACTTGTCAATAGAACAACAAGGTCGTGGAAGAAGAGATGAATATATGGATGGGGTTTTAAGGACTCCTCTTAAATCGCAACAACCGTAAAGGAGATAAAAAATGGCAATAGTACAAGCAGTATGTAATACTTTTAAACGAGATTTGCTAAAAGGATTTCATGATTTTGCAAACGGTGGGTCTACATTTAAAATTGCATTGTTTGAATCAGGTGCAAGTTTAGGAGCATCTACAGAAGATTATTCAACAAGTAATGAAACTACAAATACATCAGGATCAGCTTATGTAGCAGGTGGACAAGCTTTAACAAATCAATCAGTTACAGGAAGTACATCAGCTACCACAGCATATGTTGATTGGAGCACTGATCCACAATGGACGTCAGCTAGTTTTACAGCTAATGGAGCAATGATCTACAATACAACTACTGATGGTGGTTCGGGTACAACAGATGCAGTTTGTATTTTAGCTTTTGGTGCTGATTATACAGCTACAAACGGAACGTTTACTGTTCAGTTTCCAGCACCAGGCACAAGTACAGCTATACTGAGATTATCGTAGGAGTCTAACATGGCATTGATTATCAATGATCGTGTTAAAGAAACCACGACAACAACAGGAACAGGAACTGTAAACCTTGCTGGAGCAAGTTCAGGATTTCAAACTTTTGTTGCTGGTATTGGGACTACTAATACAACTTATTATTGTATTGCTGCTCAATCAGGAACAGAATATGAAGTAGGTATAGGAACAGTAACTGATGCTACACCTGATACTTTATCAAGAACAACAATTCTTGAAAGTACAAATGGTGATGCAGCTGTAGATTTTTCAGCGGGTACGAAAGATGTATTTTGTACATATCCAGCAAAACGTGCGCCTTCTCCTAGCATGGATGCGACTGCATATGTAACAACACATAATTCTACTTTAAGTGATGATCAAACAATAGACTCAGGTGTTTTAGCAGGTCCTGTAACAATTACAGGCACTCAAACAATAACAGGTAACTTGGTAATAATATAATGGCTTCAGAAATTAAAGTTAATAAAATTTCCCCTGCAACGGGAACTTCTTTCACGATGGGGGACTCAGGTGATACATTTACTATTCCTTCGGGGGCAACCATTACAAATAGTGGAACTGCAAACGGATTTGGTGATAGTTTAGAATGGCAAACTTCAGATATTAAGACAAGCACCTTTACAGCAGTAGCTGGTAAAGTC